GGTCATACTGCGCTAAAGTAACAGTGGTGTCCACAGTCACTACGCCAGTATTGGTATAGGTGATGTACGCTCCTACACCAGTACCTCCATCGGCACCAGTGGTACCAGCTGTATAAGTACCGGCAATCGTAGAGTCAATCAAAGCTACCGCAGAAGCGTGAGAGTTTACGCCCAAAGATACGTTATCTACATAACGCTTATTAGCAGCGTCAGTGTCGTTTACGGGGTCGGCAAGATTAATGATAGTTTTGCTAGATACGTTTACGGCACCGGTACCATTAGGAACAAGGACAACGTTTGTGTTTGAGCCACCAGCTGTAAATGTAAGAGCTCCGGTACCGGTTATAGACCCATTAACGGTTCCGGTTCCTCCGTAAGCAACGCCAATAGTGTCACCGTTCCATACCGAAGACGCGCCTAGCGTCAGACCGCTAACAGTTGTAGTGGTTCCGCCAATAGAAACAGATGTACTACCTAGAGTAAATGTGCTGCCACCGGTAGCGACGGTTAGCCAAGAGGAGCCATTGTAGACTTTTAAAGTATTGCTAGTGCTGTTATAGTACAGCCTACCGGTGACACCGGTAGGGTCGTTGGCTACGTTATGAACAATAAAGTTCTGTAACTCAAGGCTATTCAGGTTTATGGGGGTTAGAAAATTACGAGCCATTTACATTCCTAAGATAGATAAGCAAAACCAGTTGTGGCTATGCTAAAAACTACGTTTAAACTGTTATCATTTACGTGCACAATGTTGCCTTCAATATTTAAAGACGCTGAATCAATAGTGGTAACGTTTGGCTTAAAGCCAAGATTATGTGTAATGCTCCAAGTAGAGGATACCGCATTTTGCGTATGAGTGTACGCTATAGTGGGCGCTGGGCCTACGGGGCCTTGTGGTCCAGTCGGTCCAACAGGTCCAGTTGCACCAGTAGGTCCAGCAGGTCCGGTAGGACCAGCGGGACCGGCGGGTCCCGTAGGTCCGGCAGGACCAGGATTTCCAGGTTCAACGTTGACTACAGTAGACGGGCTAGCTGGGGTAGCTGGCGTTGTTACTGTGACTTCTACAACAGGAGACGGGGTAATTATAATTTGGTCTGGCATTACTGAGTCACCTGTGGGTAAGCAAATATTTGTCCACGCAAGTATGTCTTAGAGAAGTTAGCATCGGACAAAGATGTGGCCTGTATATCCCAGAAACATCTGGTTGGGATACGTACAGTATCTGCTGCGCTGAGCGATAGCTGAAGTTTTCTAAGGTTAGCGTCATACACAGCGATTGTAAATGTAGCCCATAGGCTAGGCGATGCAGGATAAGTTCTAACCTGCGCCTTAAATACTAGGTCGTTGAAGTTAAACGTGTCTGGGAAGTCAAGGATAACAGAGAAGTTATCGCCCTTTTGCAAGACAATATCGTAGATTGGTACATCGCTTGGGATTGGGGTACGACCATTAATGTCACGCTGAATGTAGACTCTTTCTGGCATGGTTGAGTCATCAATTTCCTGGGATACGTAAACAGGCACAAGCTTGTTTGTGGTACGGCTCACCCTGCGTAGAACTCCCATCTCAATTCGCCAAATACCAATGTTTAGCGCAGCACAAATATTTCTATACTGCTCTTTGCGAGATTCGATAATAGCGTTTAATTGCGAAAATCTTTGAGACCTAGGTATTGCTACCCCATCCGGACCTTGGATATTTATATCAAAAGCTGCGTCCGTAGCTAGGGCCCACAGGGCCTCAGTGGTCGCTAGAAGGACGACTGGGTATACTTCTATCTCCGGAAGCGTATCCAAAGTTATGGCCCTGTTAAAGCCGTCTGTGCGGTTTTCGGTGTGCTGTAGCACAGCTACATTTATAAAGTAATCTAGCTGGTCATCGGTAAAATACCTAAATACGCTACCAGTCACTTTTAGAGTTCTGTTAGCCGCAAGGGTGTTTACCGTGTGAATAACGCCATAAATAGGTTCTACGGTATAGCCTGCTGGGTTTGCTAGTGGAGTTCCATTGTCGGTTACCATCAAGGTGGTTGCTTCGACAGGCTTTACGCCTAGGTTAAAATCTTTAGTAGTTCCGTCAGTAGTAAAGGTCTTAGTAAATTGACGGGGTTGGTCATTTAGCTCTAATCGTACCTTACTTCTAAGGTCGGAGAGTGTTGCCATAATACGCCTAACCTAAAAATCGAGTCACTTCTATGATGACCTAGAAATTAAAAAAAGTCTGGATAAACGAAACAGCGGGCACTACACCCGCTGCTCGCCTACAAGGTCTTTAGTATCGAGCCGATACGTAGCCTTTTTCCTCAAGATGAGTTGCAATCTCTTCGGTTACTTCGTACTTCTGTCCAGCCTTAAAGCTGTAGTAGTTTCCTGCACCAAAGGTCATAGACTCAATGTTGTCTGATACGCGGATGGTAACTGTCTTACCTTTACCGCTAGTCTTAATAACTTCATCAACAACAATTGCTTGAGCACGAGTTGGCTCTGTAGCGTCGATAACTTCTGTTTCAGCTTTGATAGCTGCTTCCGCAGTAGCCATTGCAAGTTCGCTTGCGCGAGATTGCTGTTCGTCTAAAGCCTGCTGAGCGAGGGCGTCGCGCTGACGACCAGTAAAGTCGGTCGGTTTCTTTTGTGTTGCCACGGTATGTTCTCCTAATTATTATCTCTGAGGGGGTATTGTAGAGGGGGGCCATTGCTGACCCCCCTCAGACAATTAGTTGGTTTCTGCTACAACAACAGCCTGGTCAGTAATTAGACCTAGACCAAAGATGCTGTACCAAGCGAGGGCGTGCTCACGACCGAAGTCTAGAATACCACCATCGCGTAGCTCTACTGGAAGAGAGATTGCGTGACCGAATGCGTTATCTCCAATGAAGATAGAGTCATAACGGTCAGCTGAACCTGCACCAGTGAACTCGTCTGGGGTTACATAACCACCACCAGGGGTTACAGTTGGGTTAGAAACAGCAACATCTCCGACGTAGCTTGTACCTGCACCACCGGTAACCTTACGGACCTGAGTGGTTTCGATGAATACGGTGTCGTATAGACGGCCGATTTCACCTAGCATGAAGTTACCTGGAGCAGCGTACTTAGTTACTTCAATAAACTCAGCAGTGTCGCGTAGACGACGTGACTGGTGAGGGTGAACGAAAGCAACATAAGTTTCGCCAAGCCTTGGGATGTTCTTGGTTGATAGTGTCTCGACTGCGTCCTTAACCACGCGAGGGGTTAGATGGAAGTTTCCAGTCATAGATGCACGGCTAGTACCTAGGGTACCGTAAGCGTACTGGTTGAAAGTACCGGTTCCGTTGGTAATTGAGAGCATGTTGGTACGGTCTTCACCATAAATCTTAGAAGTAGCACCGTAAAGGGTGTCGCGGCTAAGCTTGTCTAGGTAAAGAGCCATGTTACGACCAAGCAGACGTGAAGCAGATGCCATAACGTCATCGAATGATGCGTTTAGCAAAAGCTCAGAAACTGCAAGTGCGTATCCGTGCTCTGAAACGGTGATTGAGAATTGCTGTGCTGTTAGCGCGTTGGTCTGCATACGAACACCTTCAACAAGCGCCGAAGCGAAGCCAAGGTTGTTGTAACGCAAGAAGTTAATCTGAAGACCAGGTGCAACACCTAGTTCAGTCTTCTTAACAGCGAATTGCTCAAAGCGAAGAATCGGCATAGCCTGGAAAAGGATTTCCTTTGACCAGATTTGCTGAATCGCCTGGGTTAATTGGGTATTTGTACCCGAGTAAGAGGTAGGGGCTGCGGCTAGGTTGCCAGTACCCGTAATACCTGATGCCATTTTTATGGTCTCCTAAATAGAATTTGACTTTGGATTATGGGTTAGTTACCGAACAAGCCCTGTCCGCGACCTTGAGCTTTATCGCTCAAAAGACGTTGACGATATTTTGCGTATTCATTCATCGGCATGGCAGCAATTTCTTGTGCCGTTAACGTGCGTTGCTCCGAATTTATGTCCAGTGGCCCGGTGGGAGGAGTAGTGATACTCGTTCCCTTCATTTCCTTTCGAGCGCTTTGCATAGCCTGCTGGGCACTCTCAAGGATTCGAGCTGAGCGCTCTTTCAAGCTCTCGACGCTCGAGATTACCTCTTCCTGGCTTTCACCAGATACAAGGTCTAACAACTCGGGAATTATATTTTCCCGCTCAGCTTCAAGCACTTGCTGCTTAAAGTTGGATAGTTCAGCATAAGACTTTTCGCGCTCCCATAGTGCAAATGCGCGTTCACGTTCTTGACGTTCACGCTCCAATTGCTCACTCCATTCGGCTTCCTTCTGCTTTAGAAGGTCGCGAACATCCATATCAGCTTCGGCCTTAGCACGCTCTTCAGCGTTTTTAGCCTCTTCTTCCGCACGCTTTGCCGCTGCTTCTTCATCGCGAATTTTTTTCAACTCCGCGAGTTCTGATTTTAACGACTCAATTTGTGGATAAAGTTTGTCTTTTTCCTGGGCACGTGCCTTGGAGAGGTCTTCATCAGTAAATAACTTAGAACTCTTTTCAGCTGCTTCGGTAAAAGACACTGACGTAGCAATTGACGCGTCAGCGTCAGGGCTTGCTACTGTTGGAGCTACTCCTGCTTCGGCTTCAAAAGCCTCGGCATTTGGTTGTGATTCTGCTGTACTCATTTATTTCCTTTATTCTCGGGGGCGTTTTTCAAATGTGTCTAGGACACGTGTCACGTATAGCCGCTCAATGTGTTGTCAATATCAAGTTTTACCTGATATCTCCGAATTTTCTTGCTAAATGCAAATTATTTTTCGTAATCTTGCGGAATTTGTCGTTGAGGCAATTTAGTTCCGTAAGCTTGCGTTACAAGTCTGTTTCTAAGCTCTGCCTCACCTAGAGTTACGTTGTCAAGCGTTTGTGGGTCAAGCATAGTTTGAGTAGGAGGCATAGCCTCTTCGTTAGGCTGCCCGCCTCCAGGTGCGCCTCCAGGAGCACCGCCAGGGCCAGGCTCTCCGCCAGGCATTCCTCCGGTGATTGTCATAATTTCATTTTCAATTTCAGCTTGAATAAGGCGCAAAGCTCCGTCAGCAACTGCATCATCAATAAGTTCTTTACGAATCTCTTGAAGCTTGGACTCTGGGAACTCTTCACCAAGGTCGCGCAAAGCACCTTCTTTAGACTGCAAACCAAGGGATAGAAGTGATTGAACTTCGTTAAGGACAATAAGTTTGTCCAGAGGAAGAGGCGGAGGAAAGTGACAGTAAGTCCTATAGGTCTCTGGGTCATTAGGGTCTAGCTGAACTAGTTGCTCCGGCTTAGGCATAGTTTCAACATCTGGATTTAGCAAGAATGTCTCTGGCTCTTTTAGCGCCAACGTACGTAAAACTAGTTCGTTTACGCGCTCTAAGCCGTGAGCATACTGAACAATTTTTTGGTGATAGCGGTTCATCAAAGGCTGGAACTGGATAGAAAGGGCAACACCAGAAGTGTTAGAAATAGGTTGTGCTTGACCAAGAGCGGATTCTGGAACACCGGTCATTTCGTGCATAGCCTGCTTTAGTTTAAGCATAAAGTCCATAGCGCCCTTTAGGCCTTGGCTACCACCTTCAAGATTTTCTACTCTAGCGTCTTTTGGTAAACCACCCCAAACTTTATTAGCGCCTTTTTCTAACTGGCTTGCCTTAGCGCCAATAATTACAGTTACAGGAGCAGCGTGGTAGTTTACAATGTCTGCAATGTCTGTCGCCGTTTCGTTGTAAATCCTGTTAATGCTGATAATTTCGTTACAGTCACTTAGTCCCCATGGAGAACCAGAGATTCTAACATTAGGTATGTGAATTACCGGAATCATTCCAATAGGATTTGGGCGAGAGTCAATCATTTCATCATTGATGTACTCTTCAATTGTGTCCTCAGTTAGGATTTCTGTGTAGGTGTAGACCTGACGAGTTCCTTCAAGAGATGTGCCCCAAAAACGGTATTTTAGTTTAAATCTAATTAAACGTTCACGGTCGTGAGGGTGAAACTCTGGAAAACAGAAAGATGAGTTTAACGGTAATATACGAACACGGCCCGGGTGAACTCCACCAGCTGGGTCTTCGTACCCCTCCTCATACGCAACCTTGATAAAGCAGTCTCCAGAAACAGCGCCCTGCTGCCCTAGCTCCCAAAGCACAGTGGCTTTATTATTGTCCACTTCCCAGACTCTCTCTAAAAGATTAGGTACAATACCTTCGGTTGCCTTTACGCTGCGGAACTGAACACCTTTGCTAAAAGTGAAATTAATAATAAAGTCAGTGATAGCGCGGTAATAGTTCAGTACTACGGCCGGTTCTCCAGCCTGACGTCGATAAGATGTGTGGTGGCCAAGATACATGGCCCAGTTTAGGGAGTAACGGTTTAGACGAGGACCGTGGACCTCAAACTCTTCGTCAGCAAGTTCTACTAGACCCAGAGGGGAAATGCTGATTGTAAGGTCAGAAGATGCCGCTCTATACGAGGGGGGTGAAA